CTGACGCTTATTTTCCAGTCGTGGTTGATGCTACAGTGTTTATTACTGAGTCTGTTGATAACGAGCATGTTAATTCTAAACGTGCACAAATATTCCAACAGTCATTTACACAGTCTCTTGGTGTAGCCGCTCAAAGTAGAGAAGTAACAGATACTGAGAGAGGCGGATTAGATGAGGAGGATGTAACATAATGGCTGATAGAACTTATTTAGATATAGTAAACAGATTGTCTCCTAGCGTACCGGGTTGTCCTACACCAGTTGTAGAACAATATGTTCGTGATGCAGCAATCGAAGCGTGTGAAAAAACATTAGCATATCGGTATGAACAACCTAAAATAAGGTTAGTTCCCGGTGGTCATGACTATGCGTATGACACACCTAATGAAACTGAAGTACATGCAGTATTAACTGCTACAGTTAATGAAAGCAGGTTAACTCCTGTAACATTAGAACAATTATTTGATATGTATCCTAAATGGCCTAATCAATCTACTGACGAACAAGCAGAACCTAGGTTTGTAACTCAGATGGATCCTGACCATTTTTCTCTAGCACCAGTTCCGGATAATTCCGTGACATATGATGTTAGAATGATATTATGTCTTAAACCATTAAGAACATCTACTAAAATGGATAAAACAGTTCTTGATGAATTAGAAAATGTAATTATGCACGGAGCGCTTCAACACCTATTAGTTTTACCTGATAGATCATGGAGTGATAGAGAGCTAGCTACTTATCATGCTAAGCAGTTTGTTATGAAGACTGCAGAACGTAGAGCTAGAACTAATCTCGGTGCTTCAAAAGCATCTATGCGTGTACAGATGCAAAAGTTTGGGTGAGGTAAATTATGGCTGATACAATAAAATTAGTTAAAGGAGATGAACTACCACAAATCACACTTACTCTTACTGACGACGTAGCTAATGCTGCTTTAGATTTATCTGCTAGTTCTACTGTTGTAACGATTAAGTTTAAATTAAAAGGTGGCACTTCAACTTTATCAACGATTACTACTACTAAACTTACTACTGGTGCTGATGGTAAAGTATTTTTTAATTTTGCTGGTGGTGTACTTGATGTAGACCCCGGAGAGTATGAAGGTGAAATTATTATTAATTTTAACGGAAACTTACAAACAGTTTACGATACATTAAACTTTAGAGTACGGGATAATTTCTAATGGCCAACGTTAGTGTATCTAACATTACACTATCAGCTATTGTTTCAGTAACAGTTAGCGTAGCTAGTTATAGTGCTTCTGCTTCTTATACTGATGTTATTTATTCTACTGACGGTGCTTCGGTATCGTACAACTATGAACTTATTGAGACACGTCCGTTATCATCTGTATCGGTATTAGTGTCTGAATCAATTTCTAAACAACCAAATAAAAGTCCAAGTGATGATGTAACAGTTACTGAAACTGAAGTTAAAAATATAAATGTTGGTGCTAGTGATTCAGTAACAGCACAAGAAGCTTTATTTAAAATAGTAACTAACCCTATCGATTTTGATCCTACTGATGATGATGTAGATCCAACTCCTGTTACAATGACTGAACTAGCAGCTAAGACTTTAACTATAGGTGAGCTAGCAGATAACGATGATATAACAGCTTCTGAGTCTATATCTAAACAACCTGCTAAACCGGGAGTTACAGCTAGTGTTTCTACATCAGAAGCAATTAATAGTTTTAATATTGGTAAGAATCCTTCAGACACAGCAACACCTTCTGAGGAAATTAACCGTTTTGATGTAACTACCGTACTAGCAGATGATGTTACAGTAACAGAGTCTTCAGCTAAAAACATTACACCAGCAGGTAAAACTGATGATGTGACTATGTCAGGTAGTCAAGTTAAAATATTTAGTGCTAATGTAGATTTTGATTTATCAGATGCTGACGCAGATCCTGATCCAGTTACAGCTTCAGAACAAATAAATCTTTTTTCTATAGGTAAGAATCCTTCAGACACAGCTAATATAGCTGAGTCCACAGCTAAAAATATTACACATGGAGGGTTTAATGATACAGCTAGTATGGCTGAATCTGATGCTAAAGTAGTAACTTTACCGGGTGTGACAGATAGTCTCAGTGCAGTAGAAGGTATTAAATTAGAACCATCTATACCACTTGGGCATTCAGTTAGTGCTTCGGAATCTATTTCTCTTGATCCTAGACCTGTATTTGCACATGCCGCTACAATAGCAGAAGCTATAAACGTTACATTAACACTAGGACAAACTGATCGTTTATACCCACAACGTGTTTACATTTCAGCTGGTGATGAATCACCATATCTAGTAGGTTTTCACAGAGGTTTACGAACAGGTGTAGTTTCAAGACTTACAGACTCTTTTGTTTTGAATGGTAATAAACTTAATATAAAAGTAATTAGTGGAACTGTATTTACAGAAGATAAAGAAGAATCAAGAGGTTTTGTACAGGATATAGCTAGACATAGAATTACTGATTTCTCAGGTCAATTAAATGGTTCTGATTTATTAGTTAACTCTACTGTAGTACATGAACCAACTCAGGATGGTGCGGGCCATACACCATTCGTAGGTGTTCTAAACGGTGCAGAACAAATTAACATGGCTAGAGTAAATGGTGATACAATTACTTACGGCGAAGAAACAAACGCTGGACTAATTGTCAACTTTATGTATACTGATACAGAAGATCCAGAACTAGGTGGACATTACTTAAATGAAACGCCGCTATGTGCAGGATCTTATGCTTAATAGAAGGAGATGGATATGATACAAGATCAAATCAAAGTAACAGGTGAACTTAAAATCACTGTTACAAACGATGAAGGGAATGTAAAGAAAGAAGTTATAGTTCCTAACATTGTTGTTACGGATGGAAAAGAATACATTGCATCGCGTATGAAAGATGCAAGTGCTACAGCTATGAGTCACATGGCTATCGGCACAGGCAGCACTGCTGCAGCCGCTGGTGATGCTGCTCTAGGTACTGAAGCAGGTAGAGTTGCTTTGACTTCTACTACTGTAACTAGTAACGCAGTAGCTTATGTAGCTACGTTTCCAGCAGGAACAGGAACAGGTGCAATCACTGAAGCAGGTATACTGAATGCTTCTTCTAGTGGTGATTTACTTTGTCGAACAGTTTTTTCAGTAATTAATAAAGGTGCAGCCGATACTTTAGGTATCACTTGGACAGTTACCGTTAACTAAGGAGCTAATCCATGGACGTAAAATTTACTAATAATGGTCACTCGACATTAGCAGCTAGTGTTGCTACCAGTGACACCAGTATTACAGTAGCAAGCGGTCACGGTGCTCGTTTCCCATCTCTCTCGGGTAGCGCTTACTTTTTTGCTACACTAATTGATGCGTCCAACAATCTTGAAATTGTTAAATGTACTGGAAGAAGTTCAGATGTATTAACTATAACAAGAGCACAAGAAAGTACGACAGCAAGAGTTTTTGCTATTGGTGATAGAATTGAACTTCGTGTTACTGCAGCTGGCTTAGGTGCTATATATTCCGAAGCAGTAGCTGATGCTACACCTGCTGCTGATAGTATTGTTAATTCAATGATTGCAACCGATGCGGTGAATGCAGATTCTATTGCAGCCAATGCAGTAGGTGCTTCAGAACTTAATGTTTCAGGTAATGGAACATCGGGTCAGGCTTTAGTGTCTGATGCTGATGGTACTTTTAGCTGGTCAACTATAAGTGTTGCTGAATATCAAGCTGCTCGCGCATCTACAACATCTGATAGATCTGTAGTTGGAGTTAGTTCTTTTGTTGACCACCTAAGTGTTACTTTTACAACAACTCAAGTATGCACAGTTCTTTGTAATGTAGATTTAGCTCATGGGTACGAATCGGGAGCAGTTCATTTACATGGGCGATTTGATCTCGATGGTAGTAGTCAATCAAATGAAGCTCAGGTTTTTAAACAAGGATTAGGTTCTAATATGGCTTTTGGTGCACATAATATGTTTGAAGTTTTTGAAAACGTTTCTGCTGGGTCGCACACTATAAAATTCCAAGTTAAAAACTACGTTAGTGGTACAACTGCTATTTTAAATTATTTTGATACAGGTGGCGCTGGTGATAACATGTTAATTCTATATAAGTAAGGGAGAAGATTATGGATATATTATATTATACAAAAGCAATCTCAAACTTACTAGGCAGTGGCGTTGCTTTTACTATTTCTGGTACAACTTATTCTACTTTAGAAATATTTGGAGATAAAGCTAAACCTAGTGAAGCTGCTATTAAAGCTGAATATGATAAAGTGTTAGCAGCAAATAAATATAGAGATGACAGAGCTGTTTCATACCCGAGTATTCAAGACCAACTTGATATGCAGTATCACGATTCAGTAGATGGTACAACTACTTGGAAAGATGCTGTTGCAAAAGTTAAATCAGATAATCCTAAACCAGAGGGAGGCGGATAATGGGTGTAAAAGTAACTAATAACGCTTTTGGAACTATCTCTGCTGGTATTAATTCTAGTGCAACTACTGTAACACTTGATAGTGGACAGGGTGCAAGATTTCCTACCTTAGGTGGTAGTGATCATTTTTACGGAACATTAATTGATACAAGTAATAATGTAGAGATTATTAAAGTTACTGCACGTTCTACTGATTCTATGACTGTAGTACGAGCACAAGATAACACAACAGCAAGAGCTTTTGCTATTGGTGATCGATTTGAATTACGTCCAACAGCTAAGCTGTTTGAAGATATTATTAGTGAAGCTGCTCCAGCTGCTAACAGTATTACTGCTACAGAACTTAATATTTCGGGTAATGGTACGTCAGGTCAGGCAGTTTTAACTGATGGCGATGGATCATTTTCTTACGGAGATGCTGGCGGCGGGTTACAATCACAACAGGTATTTACATCATCTGGCACTTACACAAAACCTTCAGGAATTAAACTTATAAAAGTTTATGTAACTGGTGGAGGCGGCGGTGGCGCCGGTGGTGATGGCGGCACAAACTCTGGAGGCGGAGGTGGAGCTGGCGGTACAGCAATCGAAATTATTGATGTGTCATCTTTATCCTCAACAGTAGCTGTAACTATTGGAGCTGCAGGTAGCGGAGGTTCAGGTGGTTCAAACGGATCATCCGGCAGTACAACTTCTTTCGGTTCTTATTGTTCAGCAACAGGCGGAGCACATGGTTCGTATTGGAATAATAATGACCCATCAGGACGAGGAGGTTCTGGTTCAGGAGGTGATATAAACCTAGACGGTGGTGATGGCGCTATGCCACATCCACATGACGCCAATGATGATGGTCAATCTGCTCATGGCGGTGCTTCATATTGGGGCGGCGGCGGTCAAGGTGCTTTCGGTGCTAATGGTTATTCAAGAACAAACTCTACAAATGGTCAGGCAAGAACCGGTAGAGCCTACGGATCCGGAGGCGGCGGTGGCGGTCATAATGGAAATGTTCAAGAACTTGGTGCAGCAGGCAAAGCCGGTATCGTAGTTGTGGAGGAATATAAATAATGAAAGCATTAATATTTCAAAATAAAGTAGTAGATGTATCAAAAACAGAGTTTGATGTTCACAGTGGAATGTCTTGGGTAGACTGTGATGATAATGTTAAAATAGGTTTTAGTTATAATGGTTCTTCATTTGTATCTAATGCACCCTCATCTGATGAGGTAGCTGCAATTGATTTACAATTACTTAGAAAGAGGCGTAATCAGCTTTTAAAAGAAACAGACTATCTTGCTTT